AAACGATTCTGAACTGATTTCAGACGGTGGACCGATTCTGACGTTTGTCGCGTCCGGTACCATCCTGGTGGGACAGGCCGTTTGTTTCGCAGCAACCGGTGTTTCGATGACCGTGCTTGCGTCAATTGCAGGAGCAAATACAAAACCGGTTGGCGTGGCACTTGACAACGTGACTGATGGGGAACCGGTGGCCGTTGCTATGGCCGGGTGTGTTGTCGAAATGGCAAACGCAGACAATACAGCAACGATTGACGCTGGCCACTGGGTAGAATGCAATGATAATGCAGTTGGTGGGACTATCAACGAGATTGATTTCACTGCTTCAGGTGCTACCGTGACTATTAAGGATCAAACAATCGGTATGGCACTTGACGATATCGCAGCATCTGGAACCGGACGGGTACTTGTTATGCCTATTCCGCTCACAGTGGGGAACGCATCATGATAACAGCAGCAAACTTCCACGGGTCAACCGGACTCATTACCTATCTGCGAGCTCTTGAGATGGGACCGGGAGAACTCAAACGATACGTAGACGCGGCAATCCCGCGTGAACTCGGACATTACGTCCTGAACAAAGACGAGTCTGGGTATGATCTGAAACCCGTTCGTGAACTTATCACAATGGAAGGCATTGAGGGCACCGATCTGATTCAGACTGAGTTCTTTGCAACCATCAAAGAGGGTGCAGAGCCACGCCAGGCAATGAGGAACTTTATTCCGACTATCAACCTCGGAAGCGGGTCCGGGCTCAAGATTCCGAAGAGCACTTCAGGCAGTTACGCTGAAGAGGTTGCGGAAACTACAGAGGTTCCACCGACAAACGCGAAATACAGCGCCGTTGACGTAACCATTAAGAAAATAGGTACCAGGCCACAAATCTCTGATGAGATGATGGCAGACAGCAACTATGATCTCATTGCCCTGGAAATTCGGAGAGCAGGGGCAAAAATTGAGAACAAGTTTAATAGAGACTCGCTTCTCGCTTGTTTGTCTGCAACCAACATTCAGGAGCACGACTGTACCGGTTCAAACCTGGGGCTGCCTGCAATCGCATCCGCCCGGGCGAAGGTCAACAAGGTCAACCGCTCTGCAACCAAGATGCTCATCACCCCCGACATGGAATACCAGGTTCTCAGCTCCCTGCTGCCGGTATCCACCAGCGTAGGGTATGAGCAGGTAATGAGAACCGGACAGATTGGCCGGATTCTGGGACTTGATACCTATGAAACCGCTGTCTCTACTGGAAACAACTCCTATGTGTGGGAATATGACTCAGATGGAGATTTCGGCGCAATTGTCGCGGACGTTGATGAGTTCGCTCTGAACGTTATCAGGCAGGATATCACCGTAAAGCGGTATGATGACCCTGTAAAACAGATACAGGGTGGAGTCATTACCATGAGATACGGCACTGGTATCGTTGACGCTACAGCCGCGTGCAGGATTGAGTACTGATGGTGTTAACCACCAATAGTGCAAAATTTTTAACTAAAACATATCAGGAGGAGATACAAACCTCCGAAATAAACGATCAGCAGAGGATTAAAACCCATAGAATTGCCATGACTCCAATCGACACACAAAACCAGAGAGGAAGAAAGGGGTATATATGGCTAGAATAACCTCAGCTTTTTTTATTGCTATGACCGGGTGTAGCCTGGACTCTACTATCATAGATTACATCCTGGCAGAGGCAGACAGGCTGATAGATGCGTTCGTGGCGGCACACGGATTATCAATCTCTGATACGGCGGGGCAGACAGCATGTCTGGCATACGCGAAAAGCCTTTTAGCAGACCGAAACCGGTTTGATGGAACGTTTGATGTGTCGATAATGGGCTACTCTCACAAGGGAGGCACAGAATCAATTATCAACCAACTCCGGGAGGAAGCAGAGGCCATACTACTTGCGGAGGCTTCTGGAGGCCTTGGTGCGCTTGTTTCACGGGTTGATGCGTAATGAGTTTTCCTTCGTCCATGCTAATCCATCAGGCAAACCTGGAGACATCAGAAACCCTTGGTACGGCTGATATAGCAGGGATAAAGGCAACCGTAAAAGTATACACGGCCATTGCGTGCCGGTTTGACACCCCAGCGCCTAATTATAAGCGCGAAGGGGATGCAGGATACCACACAACCCGGACACCACAATGTATTGTGCCTGCCGGGACAGCAGCAGTAGAAGGGAAAACCATTGTTGGCCTTACCGCTCCATATGCCCGGACATACCTGATAAAGTCGGTGAAACCTGCTCCGCTTGCCAGGGGAACTTCTCATCTGGTCCTGGACCTGGAGGCTGTCGATGGCTGATAATGTCGAGATCGAGGGTATGGACAACCTCATAAAAAAACTGGAGGCTTTGGGCGGCACGGTGCTATCTATCCGTAAAGAAATGGTTCAGAACATGGGCGATGTTGCGGATATGATGGCACGTAAAGCGCCCACTGATACAGAAAAACTCAAGCCGAACATTCAGGTAAAGGACGATAGCACGGATACAGAACTCAATGTTAAGGCCGGGATATTCGCAGAGTCCGCGATAAACTACGCGATTTATCAGGAGTATGGAACCGGTATCTATGCCGAGAACGGCCAGGGAAGACAGACTCCCTGGTTGTGGCAGGTAAAAAGCCAGAAATGGGCTGATATTTTTGGGATTGAAGTGGGGCAGTCGGTTCTCTGGCACGGGAACCAACCACACCCGTTTATCCGTCCAGCCTGGGATGAGAATAAAGACAAGATTGAAGAAAAACTGCGTACAGCGCTTCTTAAACAAATCGAGGTGATATCATCAGCCTGATTAAGTTCATGGTTCGTGATAAACTCCTTGCAACCAGCGGGATCACGTCTCTGGTTTCAACCAGGGTGTATGTTGACGGATTACCAAACTCACCTACGTTTCCGTGCATATCGGTTCATCTCACGTCTGATGTGCCCAACGGGGAGGTTGGAAAACTTAACGAGGTTCGCGTGCAGGTGTCATGTTGGGACAACCCCCCGCGTGCTGACGGGGGAATGAGAAGCCCGGTAAACGTAGAAGCGCTTTCAGCAGCAGTAAAAACCGCTCTCCACAAACCGATACATTCGGATACCAGGGTAGAGCGGTGGACAGTAACCGGCGTAGGTTCGTATGATATTATCAAACGAACCGTGACCGGGGGTACTATGGTGCCACATCCGTTAGATTGGTATCATATTCCGAGAGATGTGTTGATTAGTTTCGCAGAGGTATAAGAAAAATGGCAGATGTAGTAGCAACCGATGTGCCAAAAGGCACTGAGGTAAAATGGTATGGTGGCGGAGTAGTCGCACAGGAAACTGTGACGGTTTCTTCAGGACAGGCGAGCGCCAACCTGATAGAACTAACAAAAAGTGCAGACTTTGGGTCTGTTTGGCTTGTGGTTGACGATGTTCCAACAGCCTGTTTTGAGCGGTATGGAGGGGCAACCACGGCAGCAACAGAGGCAACCGGTACTGATTCAATCAATTACACCGGATTGACAGAGGGCGACGTTTGTGATATCTATTATGTAGATATCGAAACAACCGGGCTCACTCACGTTGCATCTTCAAAGGACGTTAAGGCTGATACGAAGGCCAGTTCAAAGAAAGAGGCCGTTCACGGGCAGTCAACGAAACTTGTTACTGTCGGTGTGGCAGAATCTACAGCAACCCTGGAACAGCTCACCTATACCCTAGATTTCGTGGGGCTCCTGTTTGGTGACGTTCTGGCAGACTCTCCAAAAAGCGGGTGGAAAAAACTCTCTAACAAGTCTTTAGGGTTTAAGAAGGTTGGTTGTCTCGTCGGTAAGCGGTTTAATTCGTCTTCTGAAGTCATTGACAAGTTCTTCCTTGTTGGTGCAACAGCAAACTCTTACGGTCAGACGTTCCCCACTGAAGACATGTATAAGGAGTCTTTTGCGTTTGACGTTGATTACATCCTTCGTTCACGGATGACATAATGGCAGGGAAAACAGCAGCAGAGTTGACCAAGGATAACCCGGAAATTTCGGCACGGGTTCAAGAAAAAACCATTGAGTCTTCAGAAATGCAGACTCTAGCTCAGCGCCTGATGAGGAGAGCTCATTCAGACACTTTTTTTGTGCCTCTGGATG